CCCCGGTACGGTTTCCTATGGGTCTGTCGCTACGGGTAACACCGCTTGGCGCAATCAAGTTCAAACTTCTGTTGGTGCGGCGGCGGTAAATCTTTTGCCGAAGCTTCGTACCGCATGGAATGACTGCAAGGGTGGTAAGGGCGGGGCTTCTAGCTCTCCCGATTTTGTCGTAACGACCCAGTCGGTTCATGAGTCCTTTGAGGCTCTTATGTATCCACAGGTGCGTTATCAGCCGAATCCTTCTGGTGGTGCTGATGCTGGCATCGATGTTCTTAAGTTTAAGGGCGCTGATGTTGTCTGGGACGATTATTGCACCTCTGGCATGCTGTATCTTTTGAACTCCAATCACATTACGATGTTTGTGCATAACGATGCAAACTTTTCGATGGCTGAAGGCGGCTTTCAGAAGCCGATTAACCAAGATGCTTTGGTTACTCAGATCTTCTTCCAAGGCAACTTGGCCACCGACAATCGTCGTAAGCTTGGTAAGCTTTCGGGTATTACCTAGACTAGGGAGAAATTCAAATGGCAGTTGGAGATTTTACAATAGACAGTACGACCCTTCGTAGTTCGGGGAATGCCTTTACTGTGTCTGGCACCGTTGAGATTGATACGAATGCCACGCAGTCTGATATTTTCCCCAATGGGTACATAGTGTCATTTAGCATTGATAGGAACGAGGATGACGATGATGGTGCTGTCCCTCGTGTCCATACCAATGCAAGTGATTTTAGTACCGCAGACAATGGGTCTATTTATGCTCAAGGATCGGCTGGCGCACCGGATACGTACGCTTGGACCGCATCCTTTATAATGTAGGGAGAAAGACAATGCAGTTTACACAAGTACACCGGACTGAGCAGGAGAAAGTTTTCATTTCAGTTCAGAATAATCAAGGCGCGGCTCTTGAGCCAAGCTATATAACGGAATTTTCTGCCACGACTACTGACGCTGATCAAGGTCGCTTAGTGGAACTGATAGATGCCGCTATTAGTGCCACCTTGGGCCTTGGTGCCGCCATTGCTGGTGTTGTTGAAACGACGATTGCTACGGGTGAAGTGGGCCGGGTGCAGGTTTACGGTCCCGCGAATGTTCGTGCTGGTGCTTCGATTGTGGCAAGCACGGCAGTTGTTGCACAAAACACTGGTATCGTTGGTGCCGCTGTTCAGACCACCACGACGACTGCGGCATACGCAGATGCGTTTATGGGCTGGACGCTAGAGAATGGCCCCAATGCAACGAATAGCACTGTATTTATTAAGTGTCTATAAACCTTTAGACAGGAGAAACCGGGAATGTCTAATACAGTAGAACATGGAGTAGATATAGATCTCTCCAAGTACAAAGTCCTTGTGGCCACCCCAAACTATACCAATACTTTTTCAGCAGAGGTATACGGGAGCCACATGGACTGTGTGCGACGATGGACAGAGTGGGGAGTAGACTTTAAATGGATGGTAGTAGGGAGAACATTTGTTCACTTTGCACGTACAGAAGCTTGTACCTTTGCCGTCGATAACGGGTATACTCACATTCTATGGTTGGATGATGATGCCATTATTGGCCCATCTATGCTTCCGAAACTTCTTAAGCACGATAAAGAGGTTGTAATTGCTCCATATCCAATGCGCCGCGCTCCACATGAGATCGGGATTCTTTCTTCAACAACTGGAGACTTTGAGGACCAAGGAACATATCGCAATTGGAAGGTCAAGGACATGCTTCAAGGACTTAAAGAGTGTGATGGGGGAGGTACGCATTGCATGCTGATGAAGACCTCGACCCTTACAGACTTTACTGGTCCTCCTGTCCTTGATGGACCAAAGCTAACAGCAGACGAATCTATGCGATCTGAGAATGATAAGGGTTATCCGTATGTGGTAATGCCCAAGGTCGGCACGGAGGATATGTTTTTATGCCTTAGGTTAAAACTTAAGGGCGTTAAAATCTGGTGTGATACTGATGTATTTGCATCACATGTAGGGTTTAGTCCTGTAGTTGGTCCGGGCCACGTAGAGCAAATGGAGAAATGGATAGAAGCACAACCGGAGGATAATAATGAAAACCACCTCAACGTCCATAATAATATACCGGTGCTACGCATGCAGGAAAGGTTTGGACACAACGATAAATCCGCAGAAGACGAGTTGCCCGGAGTGCGGAGCCAATCGGTGGACCCACTCGGGACCACTGCACTGGTTTGAGGCTATTAAGGTATGGAAAGAAACGGGAGTATGGTTTATAGATCCTGAGTCTAAGTTTGCTAAGATTCTTTTGTTTATAGATAAGGTAACACCGGGAAAAACTAAATGGCTATAGACGAGTCCTATATTGAGAGTCAGTCATATCTTAATCTAAAAGAAGAGACATCTGGAAGCGTTGACCCATCTATCGCAGAAACAAATGTTTCATTCGATGTAAGTCTTTACAGTGGTCCCAATGGTTTGCACCACGACGAGATTGCATACGTAGCAGTTAGGGGATATGCACAACCTCCCGGCAAGTCAAAGAAGTGGGAAATTAATCCAATATTTCCACAATCTTTAGGGGTTAGAATGGACTACTGGGGAATAGATGAAGGAGCGGCAGATCTACTATATGGGATTGTCCGATCAATACGACCAGAAAACGTACTGGAAACAGGGACACACAAAGGAAGAAGCACCTCTGCGATAGCTTCGGCTTTGGTTAAAAACGGGTCTGGCCGCTTAGTTACGGTAGATCCGGTGGATTATGGATTGATGAATAATGGAGCACTGTCTGAAGAAGAGAAAGAGATTGTCACACAGATAGTAGGAAAAACACCAGATGTATTCCCTACACTGGAAATTGACAATATAGACTTTGCTTTCATAGATGGAGATCACACCCTAGCGGGTATGATTAAAGATATTAAGTTTGTAGAGAACAACATGGCGGACAAGTGTATCATCGTTGTTGATAACGCCGACGATAGTGGGTATCCGGACATTAAGGCGTACTTTGACAATAAAAAAACCGGAATATCCCTTCCCACGATGAATGGGATGCGGATGATTGAGTTGACGAAATAACAGATATTCCCGTAGACGTATGCGGGATAGGGGTGTATGGGGATTTTGTTCCCGGTTGCCCCATACACCTCGCTTAAAAAAGGAAGCGTAGTATGTATCTTGGACAACAAGTATGGTCAGAGACTACGGCAGGGACAGACTCTGGTGCAGTAGCTACTAAGGCCGCTATTTCTGATCGGCAGCATTTTGTAACTTCCGTATCGGGTCACACTGATTCGGATAGTATCATTACTATTAAAGATGGCACTACAGTAGTTTGGGAAAGTAAGATTGATGTTTCGGCGGAGGGATTTTCTTTTTCCTTCAACATCCCCTGTATCCCAGCTACTCCGGGGGCAGTTGCAGTTGGGACTATTGCCTCGTCTTCATCTGACTGCCAAGTAAATCTTACTGGATATACTATATAACCCACAACCGGGAGATGAATAATGTCTAATGCTTTAATCGATGTACCTTCTAAGATTGACTCTAACGACCTTGGCGAAGTTTCTCTTACTAAGGCCCAAAGAGATACTATTGTATTTACAAAGTATGAGTCTCAAAATCCAATGGTCTCTGACACGCAGCACCAAGGAACTTGGCACATCCAAGTAACGTCTGACCAATCACTTGGTGATAAGCTTGGACTGCGAGAAGATGATGGAGTCATTATTGACTTTGAAGGAATACCACGGGGAGAGGTTGCCATATCCTCATTAGGAGAAGAGCTTTCCGATTCTCAGGCAGCACTGAGAGAAGAGACTACTGGTCAGAATCTTCCTCGCTTTATAGCATTTGACTTTCGAGTTAAGAAGCTCACAAAAACTGATGGACCAGAGCAGCGAGAGTTGCTTATGAAAAGCGTTGACCAGCGTAGGCAGGATTCGGAGTCTACATTAATTGAGACTTTAACAAAAGCGTTTCAAGGCGCATCTGGGCAACTTGCAGAGCAGGGCAATGTTAACCCCAGTGAAAATGAACTTATGAACGCAGTAAAAAAGAATTCTAAGGGAAAATAAATGGCTGGTACGTTCCGTGATTTGATAGATGAAGTTCTTGATCTTAGTAGCCACGGAACCGGGGATGACTTTGAGGACATGGTTAAAGCGTCGATCAATAGAACATATCGACGCATTCTTCAAAAGACGAGACAAGAAACTTCTCTTAGAGAGTTTAGCTTAACTACTGTTGCAGATACGTCAAAGTACGGCATGCCCTTATATGTTAAGAGAATACTTAATGTAGAGGACGCCACAAACAATAGGGTAATTTACGATATATCGTGGCGCGAGTATGATGAGTTGTATGCAGGTAATACTACTACTGGCGATCCTACTAGGGCATATGTATTAGGAACTTTTGGAACTGCCTCACAAAATGCTTCTGCATCTGTTTTTAATGTTGTGTCTTCAAATACAGCAGATGCAAACAATAGATATGTAACTGTTACTGGTTTTGTTTCTGGACATTTAACGTCCGAAACGATAACCCTTAATGGACTGGTAACTTCTACTGGTAGCACTTCTTTTGATGCGAATGGCATTGAAAGAATTGTTGTTCATTCTATTGCTGGCGTCACTGTTTCTGGAACTATTACTATTAAAGATGCTAGTGACAATACTATGGCAATAGTTCCTCCCACCTTTAAGAGTCCAAGTCATCTTTGGGTAGAGTTCTATCCTATACCGGATGGAGCTATGACTTATACCGTTAGATCTGAAATGCGAAAGCCAGACTTGGTCAATGACGAGGACTGGCCAGACATTGACGAAGACTTCCACAACATCATTGTATGGGGCGCAGGGGCAGATGTTCTTCCCAATGTAGGCAAAGGCAATCAAGCTGATCGTTTACGGAGGGACTATGAGGAAGGTCTAAAGGAAGCCTTAAACGCTCAAGGGGATCATCCGGGGCGCATCCGGACATTTGCAGATTTAGATGTGGGATCTGAATACCCAAGGCGACCGCAGGTTAAAGGCGTAGATTACGTGTAATGCAAAAAGATACAATTACAAATCCAGTCACCCCCGGAGTTATCACTTCTCCAATGTTTAGGGTCCGGGGTCAGACTTCAAATTGGTCGTATCCTCATGAATTGGCTTCGCCTGAGAGTACTAAAAAGCTTTCAAATATTAATATTTCAGAGCAAGCAATTGCAGAAACTAGAGATGGGTGGTCTAAGTATAATAGCGCGGCAACTCCTACGGCAGTTACTGGGATCGTACAGGCTCCGTTTTCTACGGGGAAGAATGTCATCATTAATACTGCGACTAAGATTTACGATGATGATGGCACTACCCGAAATGACATTACTGGTTCTGTTTCTCCTTCTGGTGCAAGCGCAGATAGTTTTTATAGATACGTTTTACTGAAAGATGCTTTATATGCTACGGACGGGGTTAATCCTATATGGTATAAGGATAATGATTTTGATTCCTCTCCCAATAATGCCGCAGTTATTTCTTATGACGCAAGTGGTGTAACTCTTCAAGGAGCAAAAGACATTGCAGCCCATCAAGGTATTATGGTTGCTGCCAATGTAAAAGAGGGAGGGGTGTGGTATCCCACAAGGCTTAGGTGGTGTGGAGTTAACACAAACGACTACTCAATAGACCCAACTAAGTGGCCAGACCGAAATAGGTTTGAGGTCTACCAAGGAGGACCAGCGATTGTTGGGATGGTGGATAACTACACAAGCCTTCTTGTTTTTAAGGAAGATGGCGTATATCCGGGTAAGATAGATGGCGATCTTGGGTTTTTAGAGTTTAGACTTGACGAGCAAAGAGTTCAGCGAGGATTTTCACCGCTAGCTAAAAACTCTCTTATAGCTCGACCAGAGTTTGTTTTTTGCGTAGCAAAGGAAGGCGCTATTGTCATAAGGCCAGACCTTTCATTTGAGGTAGTGACTGCAAACTTGCAGAATGAGTGGAGATCACTGGTTCAAAGTAGATTGGCGAATGCCGTTAGTTGGGTGCGGGAAAAAGATCATCAAGTTAGAACACTTCTAAGCTCTTCTGGAACTGGCCATAACATAATTCTTGTATGGGATTATCAGACTGGTGATACATGGTTTGACTATCCAGCAAAAAATATAGGATTTGCAACGGAAGCGAATTTATCGGACGTTGACTACGACTTAATTGGGGCAACTGATGGGTATGTCTACAAGGGGAATGACTCTGGGCAAAGTACTGATGATGGGTCTGCATTTAACTGGGAAATTACTATGCAAGACAACGACCTTGGCCAACCGGGAAGGGCTAAGCACATTGTAAGGTTTAGAACATTCTATGAGTGGAAGTCTGGCAATACGTCTTCTGGTCTAACTCTATTTTTAGATAGGGGCGCTCAATCTTCTCGTTCTACTACAATAAAGTTTGATAACTTATTTGGAAGCTGGAATGATAATACTACATTCTGGAACGAGGGCATAAAGTACATGGGCGGCAATGCTGTTGAAGACATATATTTTGTAAATAGAATAGCTGAAACAATCTCTCCTCGTTGGACGGGTACCCAGCCAGCAAAGATTGTAGGTTATCAAGTTGAATACGAGCTAATGGAGTAATTATGGCTACAGTAACTAGACCCAGTGATGCACTTCCCGATCCCGGAGATGCTCTTAAGGCTGAACCAATTCGTGATCACATCAATAACATACTAACCTTTTTAGAGTCGAATAACATAGACTCTGCTAATGTAGACTATAGTTCTTCTGATGGCATTATGGTTCTTAATCAGTCTCAGACGGTAACTGGGGCAAAGAACTTTTCTTCTACTATTGCATTATCTGGATCTGCTGTTGTAGACCTTAATGGTATCGCAGACTCATTGGTACTTGATGCTGATGCGGATACTACTATATCCGCTCCTACGGATGATCAGATTGATATAGAGGTTGGCGGATCAGACCTATACAAGTTTACTGCAACCGCATTTGTCTCTGGGTCCAACATTGTCAGTGATACTACGAATACGGATTCACTGGGAACAACTGCCCTTACGTGGTCAGACTTGTATCTTGGAGATGCATCTGTATTGGCTTTTGGTGAAGACCAAGACGTGACTCTGACACACGATCCAGATGATGGCATATTTCTAAATGCGGGAATGAAGCTTGGGTTTAGGGACATGGGCGGAGAGTATATTTACTCTGTGTCGGATGGCACATTGGGGATAGTTGCCGCTACTGAAGTCGATATTACCACAACGACATTAGATGTAAATGGTGCCGTGGACTTGTCGGGGAATACGGCTATAGGTGGAACCTTAAATATTGGCGGGTCTACTGCGGTTGCAAATGTAAAAGACGAAGACAACATGTCTTCCGATAGTGCGACCTCATTGGCCACTCAGCAATCAATTAAAGCCTATGTTGATTCTCAAGTTGCAGGAGCAGACACCCTTACAGAACTAACCGACACAAATATTACTTCTGCCGCAGACGCTTCGATGCTGCTATATG